TAAACTAAATGAAGCGAACTTGGAATTGGGCAAAACACGTGGCGAAGCACCAGACGCTGTTGGTACAGGCAATCGTTTTTCTCATCTTATGGCTATCGCTCCTAATGCTTCCAGTTCTATTATTATGGGAAATACTTCACCATCGATTGAGCCTTTTAGAGCTAATGCGTATAGACAAGACACGCTGAGCGGTTCACATCTACACAAGAATCAGTTTTTAGATGCTGTGGTTAAAGAAGAATCGAGTAAGCATAAAGAAGGCTGGTATAATGAAGTGTGGTCGTCTATTATTGCTAACGACGGTTCTGTTCAACATTTAGACTGGATGTCTGATTGGAATAAAGACGTATTTAAAACTGCGATGGAAATTGACCAACGTTGGGTAATTCAACATGCTGCTGATAGACAAGAGTATATTGACCAAGCTCAATCATTAAACGTATTCTTTAGACCAGATAGTCATATTAAGTATATACATGCAGTTCACTTTATGGCTTGGAAAACTAGTCTTAAAACTATGTATTATTGCCGTTCAGATAAGATAGCTAAAGCAGACAAAGTGTCTAAACGTATTGAACGTGAAGTCATTGCTGAGATTGATTTGAAATCTATGGCTAGTGATGAGGGTGTTTGTTTGGCTTGCGAAGGATAGTTAGTGCCTTCATACGATTACAAATGTAGTGAGTGTGGTGAGATGATAGAGCTAACTAAGTCTATGAATGATCCACATCCAACTACATGCCCTCGTTGTTTCGAGCCCGCACTAGAAAGGACATTCATCACTGCACCTAATGTTGAGTATAAGGGTAAAGGTTGGTTTAAAACGGATGGAAAATATTGATGAAGTGATTATGTTGCGGAATACTACGACGATGAAAAGTATGAACTCATGTTTTATTTTGAGAAATACAATAAACATTGGCCAATAAAATAATAAATAATAGGAAAAGAAATGGTAAAAACTAAATCAAATTTAATGGAAGAACGTAGTTACTTTAAACCGTTTAATTATCCTTGGGCATATGATGCCTGGTTAAAACACGAACAAGCACATTGGCTTCATTCCGAAGTCCCTATGATGGAAGATGTGAAAGATTGGAAAAAGAAATTAAACACTACAGAGAAAGACTTTCTGACAAATATTTTCAGATTCTTTACTCAAGGTGATATTGATGTTGCTGGTGGTTATGTCAATAACTATTTACCATACTTTCCACAACCAGAAGTTCGTATGATGCTGTTAGGATTTTCAGCTCGTGAAGCTTTACATATTGCAGCATATTCACATTTAATTGAAACCCTTGGTTTACCAGAAACTATGTACAATCAGTTTTTAGAGTATGCCGAAATGAGAGATAAACACGATTATGTCACAGAACTTTCGTCAAAAAATGGCACTCTCGAAAGTACGGCAACGCACATCGCAGTCTTCTCGGCTTTTACCGAAGGTATGCAGTTGTTTAGCTCTTTTATTATGTTGCTTAATTTTCCTCGTCATGGTCTTATGAAAGGCATGGGTCAAATCGTTACTTGGTCAATTGTTGATGAAACAATGCACACTGAGGGTATGATTCAATTGTTCAAAACATATATCAAAGAAAATAATGAAATTTGGAATGATGATTTAAAGGGTAAGATATATACGATTGCTGAAAAAATGGTTGAACTTGAAGATAAGTTTATCGAGTTATCTTTTATAAACGGTCCTATGAGAGATTTATCTCAAGAAGATGTAAAACAGTATATTCGATACATTGCAGATAGACGTTTAATCAGTTTAGGATTAAAAGGTATATTCAAAGTTAAAAAGAATCCACTTCCGTGGGTGGAAGAAATGATTAATGCGCCAGTTCATGGTAACTTCTTTGAGAATAGAGTTACAGACTACGCAAAAGGTGCTTTGTCTGGTAAATGGGATGATGTTTGGGCTTAATACTGTGAATGACTATATAGATGAGATTGTTAGTTTAGCTAGAGAAGTTGAGATTGGAGACCCCATAGATTGGGGGCTTCTAAATATCGATGAAGAGTCTGCTTATAAACTAATGACTATGAGTGTCGTTGAGAAGTTTAGTGAGTTTAGTCCTAACGAACGAAGTATTATGATAGCAACAATAGTAAAACTGGTGGTTGAGAACTTTACTCTTAACTTAAAATTAACAGGAAAAGAAAATGGCGACAAAACATTTTGATTGTGATAACTGCGGTGCTCACGGTAAAATCATATTCAAAGACGGTTCTGAATTCAATACATCAGACGTTGCTTACTGCCCCATGTGTGGCGGAGATATCTATGAGGCAGACGAATATATCGAAGATGATGAATAATGAATTGGACACACCAAGGTCAAGAAATTGTAGAGCTTCCTGATGATTGTGTTGGTTTTGTTTATCTTATAGTAAATAAGACAAATAATAGAAAGTATATAGGTAAGAAGCTAGCAAAGTTTTCAAAAACATCATTAAAAACAATAACACTAAAGAACGGCACCAAAAAGAAGAAAAAGATTAGAAGTAAAGTAGATTCTGATTGGGCAACCTATTACGGGTCTAGCATTGAATTACAGAAAGACGTTTCTAATTTAGGTGAGGATAACTTTACTCGAGAGATATTGTTTATCTGTAAATCAAAAGCTGAATGTTCATATATAGAAGCAAGAGAACAATTTAATCGGTGTGTGCTAGAATCAACCGATTACTACAACAATCAAATATCCGTTAGAGTTCATGGTTCACATATCTTTGGAAAAATATGAAGAAATATCGAACAGTAATCATGAGCGATTGGCATTTGGCAACGAAAGACTGTCAAGCTGAAGATTTAAATGACTTCTTAAAGAGTTTCACGTGCAATACGTTGATACTAAATGGAGATATTTTAGACGCCTGGCGAATTAAACAAAACAAATGGGTTTGGTATCCATCACATACCAAAGTTGTTAGGTCTGTATTAAAACACTCGAAAAATAACACTGATGTAATATACGTTACTGGTAACCACGACGAGTTCATTAGGCCGTTTATTGACGGCTCACTTCAGTTTGGTGATATAAAAATAATGAATAAATTAGATTACATAGGTATTGATGGTAAGAGGTATCTTGTAATACATGGAGATATATTTGACGGTATCGGTAGTGTTGCCCCGTGGCTTGCGCTTTTAGGTGACAAAGCATACGACGTAGCATTGAGATTAAACGCACATTATAATTGGTGGCGTAGGAAGTTCGGATTTGGTTATTGGTCTCTTAGTAAGTATCTTAAATACAAAGTAAAGGGTGCTGTAGACTTTATATTTAAGTTTGAGGTCAACTTAGCCGAGTATGCTAAAAAGAATGGATATGATGGTGTTATTTGTGGACATATACATCATGCTGAAATAAGAAAAATTGAGGATATCTTTTACATGAATTCGGGCGATTGGGTAGAAAGTAGAACTGCATTAGTTGAACACTTAGATGGTAGATGGGAAATTGTTGTGTGTAAAGAAAAGAAATGAGCGATGATTTTACAGAAATAAGTGATAAAATCCATTCGTGGAACCTAGCTGTAAAAAACGGCTGGGCCATAAAGATATCTACAGTACAAAATAACAATATTCTTATTGTCGTGGCTTCTCAATACACAAGTCAGGTTTTCATGTTATACTGCAAGTCTGAAGAAGAAGCTTGTAAAAAGATATCTGAAATAACAAAAAACAATGCTCGAGAACTGTTAGTCACAAAGGAGAAATAATATGTTTATAGGTATCACGGGTGCTAGAATATTTCTAGAGAACGACATGCACAAAGTTGAATACCAAAACACTATTATCTTTGAGTCTAAGAGTAAAAGTTTATCTATAATTATAGCTTTATGTAAGAAAAAATGTGACGAACTATTGACTTTAAAAACAAATCAAGTATAATTACTTATGTCGTGATTAATTATTGAGAAGGAAATATATTATGAATACTGAAATTAATAACTATTTAAACCACATTGTCAATAATTTTGAGAAATTTTACGGAGTTGTAGGTTCTGCAAACGGTTCTGATTATGTAGACAATCGTGTCGCCGAATTTAAAGCAAAAATAAGAGTAGAAGAGGGTAACAAGTTTATTAAAGTTATCACAGACTCTTCAGTTCACTCTTTTATCGTTATTGCTGATACAGGTAAATTCAAAAAGGGTGACATTCTTAAAGCCAACAGCTGGAAAGCGCCAGCAAAAAACTTTGCTAGAGGTAATATTATCAATAACGATTACAATAATGTTCGCTGGACAGGCGCTTAGTTGACAACAGATAACGATTACGACGGGTTTTACTTTCAACCCGTCTCCACAGAAGATGTAGAGATTAGCTACTTTAAATACAACGAAGATAAAGACCGTGGTATCAAAGTTGGTGGCTCTAAAATGGGTGACAACTTCCATATCGTTATATGGAAATATGACGATATTCATTTACCACGAATAGAAGATAATTATGAAGCTATTCTTATTGACCCAATAACATATGCAAAACAGTTAATAGATAGTAGTGTGCCTATGTATGGAGTTATAGTGAGAAAAACAACAGAGTCGTTTAAATTTGTTGAGTCTTATATAGATAGATTTGATGAGTCAGTTAAAAAAGCGATTGATACTATAAATAAATTGAAAAAGTGAGGTATATAATGGATATTAATTTTGAAAATAATGATGAAAATAAAAAACTACTTCAAAACTTACTGCACGAAAATGTGGTGTATATCACATTTACCAAGAAAGATGGCACTAAGAGATTGCTTAGAGCCACTCTAGTTCAAGAACGAATCCCACAAAATCTAGCACCGAAAGAAGATAAACCAGCACGGGTTAAATCTGAAGAGGTTCAAGCTGTCTATGATTTAGATAATGGTGGTTGGCGTAGTTTTAGATGGGACTCAGTATTAGATTATAATGTTACAAATGGAGGGGCATAATGCCAAAATATATCGTTGAAACACTAAGTGCTTTTCGTCATGTTCATGTAGTAGAAGCTGACAATAAAGACGATGCACTCAAGGTAGCTGATAAAGCAGACTACAATTGGGAAGAGTATTTGGGATTACTCAAGATAGACATTAACGAGTATTCTGAAGAGCAATCTAAAGTATTTAAAGCTAAGCCTTTTTGGTGGTCTGGTGTGTCGTATCTAGACGAGACGGGTGAAGCTCAATACAAACACGAGACAAGTT